TGCCGCCATCGCCACCGCCCGAGGCTCCGAGCGGGAAGGGGGTGCGAGTTGAACGAGTACCTCTTCTTCGCCCAGCCGACTCAACCGCACCACGACACATCGCCGCACGGAAGACCTTGGGCGAAATGCCCCGGCATGATCGCGATTCACAAGCGGATCGAGAAGAACGCAACACAACGCCGCCGTCGGTACGTCGATGGCGACCCAACCAAAGGTGTCCGCGCCGACGCGAAAGGAGCCACCAAATGACCACCCAACCCTACACCCACGACAACGGCGTGACGATCCGGCGGCTCCCGAGCGGGGCGTTTGAGGCGACGGTTCCCAAGGATGGCGATGAGAGGCTGCGTTCCTCCGATGGGATGCATTGGTGCTGGGATAACGGCGCTGAAGCGGTCAGTTATCGAGTGCGACTCCGCGCCGCCTGGTACGCCTGGGCCGCCCAGCCCACCGCCGCCGAGCCCACACCGGGGCTTGTGGAGGCGGTGCGGGGGTTCTTGAAAACGGTGGACACAGATGGAGTCATGGTCGCTTGGACCCACGATGGTCATCGAATTTATGACGCCCTCGCCGAGATCGACGCCGCGCCCGAGCCTGAGCCTGAACCCGAGACGTTCAAGGGGGATGTGAGCGAGTGGGAGGACGGCCTTTACAAGTCGGGCGACAACCATCGTGTGTTTGTCATTGCAGGGATTGGCTTCTACTCGTTCAAGGGAAGGCCGTGGACGAAGTTAGATAAATATGAGAGTACCTTCACCCGCATCGGCCCCGCCGACCCCAGCGTGATGTTCGAGGGGGGTGCGTCGTGAGTAGCACAAACGACGGCGGGCCTGCGTTCCCGGCAGTTGGGCAGGTCTACGGGGTAGAGGGGGATTCTCGTTGGGCAGCAGGCATGACGCTGCGTGACTACTTCGCGGCGAACTGCCCAGTCTCGCGGCCTGATTGGTGGGAAGGTTCCGTGTACCCAGTGCCCGAGCCCAAGGGTCCGGAGAGCCTTGGTTACAGCCACGGTTGCACAAACGGCAAGCCCTCTTTGCCGGAGGATGACCCACGGTACAACGAGGTCAAGAAGTTTTGGGAGGATCAGAAAGTGGCGGACAAAGAGCGTCAAGCGTGGCGCGTTCGCCGAGACCTGTTCCTTGAAACAGCGTGGGCATACGAGTACGCCGACACGATGATCGCTCAGCGAGAGTCCGGAGGTGCGTCGTGAACACCATCGACAACCGCCCGATCGTCACCCTCTCCGCAGAAGAACTCTGCAAGCAACCCCGGCGGCTCGCCAGTAACGAATGCCTCCCGCCGGTACTCGCGGCGTTCGTCCAGACCGTGCTTGAGGTCAAGGACAACTACGGCTACAAGGACACCCGCAGCGACGAGCAGAAGTGGAACTCGATCATCGAGAACCCGCACGCCTCGCTCGCCGCGTCGGTCTTCCTCTACTCCGACAAGTGTCGCGAGGACGGGTTTCTCTGGCCCTTGTTGTACGTCTACCAGGACTACCTCGCGCCCGCGATCATCGAGGCCAAGCCAATCACGGACCGCGAGGCGTTCGCCCTGGAAGCGGTGCTGATCGAGTTTCTGAGCAAGCACCACGGATGGCGGTGGTTCGGGAGCAAGGAGGAGTGGGTGCTGGTCCACGAGGGCACAGACACGATCGTCTACGGCAGCGAGCCCGACTTCGCGTCGGCGTTGGCGTTCTCGATGGGGGGTGCCAAATGAAGACCCCCGGCCGCACCATCACGCACTGCGACGACACACAGAAGCTCGCCAGCCGCAAGCTCGAAATGGCGATCTGGCATCAGGACCAAGCGGAAGGGCTCATGCGTGAGGCGATGGACCTGATTCGCCCGGCGGGTGACGACCCGTCCACGCTGGCCCGGATCGGGAACGGCGAGTACGCGGTGGAGGTGAAGGCGTGAACAACACCATCCCCGATTTCATCCGTGAGCCTCACGACGCGTACAACGAGCAGCGTGCAACGCACCTGACCAGCACGGCGCTCAAGGACTACATCAAGTCTCCGGCGATCTTCAGGGCCAAGCGTGACGGCACGATCCCGCAGCGTTCATCGTCGGCGATGGACTTCGGAACCGCCGTACACAAGTACGTCCTTGAGGGCCGCAGGGAGTTTGAGCGGTACTACGTCGTCTCCGACGGCCCGGTCAACGACAAGACCGGCGAGGCGTTCGGGGCACAGACCAAGACGCACAAGGCGTGGCGTGAGTCTGTCGCCCCGCTGGAGATCATCAGCACGGCGGACGGCGCGAGGATCGAGGCGATGCACGCGAGCGTCCACGCCCACGACGAGGCGGCTGAGTTGCTGAGCAACGGGACCGCCGAGGGCGTGGTCCGGGCGGACCTGTTCGGGGTCGCGTCGCAGGCCCGCATCGACTGGTACCACTTCCAGCGTGGGCTTGTGGATCTCAAGACGACCAAGGACCTTGACGGGTTCGCGGACCAGTACGACGACCTGGACTACGGCGTGCAGGCCGCGTTCTACCAAGCGGTGTTCGAGGCCGCGAACGGGTACGCGCCCGACTTCCATTTCGTTGCGATCGAGAAGCAGGCCCCGTACCGCTGCGGCGTGTTCCGCATCGGCGGTGATGAGATGGGGTCCCTGCGTGATCGCGTCGAGCGGTTGGTCCGCGACGTTGCGGAGGCCATCGACACAGAGACATTCCCGACCGGCTACGAGCAGGTCATCACACTTGGAGGCGAATCGTGACACAGAACGAACGAGACGTATACGCCGCGCTCCGCAGGGCATCGCTCGCGCGGTCGCTGGGCATGAAGGACGCGGCCAGCGAGAACGCGAAGCGGGCGATCCGTCTGTTGGAGGATCGGAAATGAGCGAGCAAACAGGAGTCAGAAAGGCGTTTGCCGCCGCGTGGAAGGATGTTCCCCGCATCGGATTCGACAGCAAGAACCCGAGACTCGGGAACGACTACGCCTCGTACGACAAGATCATGTCGGTGCTCCGCCCGATCCTGAACAAGCACAGCCTCATCCTCTCGCACCAGCCGTGCGCGATCGCCGGGCACGCCGCCGTGAGGACGGTTGTGATCCACGCGGAGACGGGTGAGGAACTGGACCTTGGCACGACGGCGGTTCCCGCAGTTGCGCACAAGGGCATCAACGACGCACAGGCGTACGGGTCCTCGCAGTCGTATGCCGTCCGGTACTCGCTCCGCGCTGCGTTCGCTCTGACGACCGGAGAGGACGACGACGCGGAGGGCGCTGGCGGCGGCGGGGACCCGCGAGTGCAGGCGTACACCGCCGTGCGCAAATGGTGCGGGCTCGAAGGCGACGACCTGAACGCCGCCGCAAAGAGCATCGCGGAACTCCCCGACATCAAAGGCGACCCCATGAAGATCATCGCGTACTGCGAGCTGCACGGCTCGGAGGACTTTGTGGAACACATGAACAAGATCAAGGAGAACGCACAGTGAGTTACAACAAAGTCATCCTGATGGGGAACCTGACACGGGACCCCGAGACGCGGCACACTTCGAGCAACACCGCCGTGTGCAACTTCGGCCTTGCCGTCAACCGGAAGTTCAAGACCAAGGCGGGCGAGAACCAGGAGGAGGTCACGTTCGTTGACTGCGAGGCGTGGGGCCGCGTGGCCGAGGTGATCGCGCAGTACATGAGCAAGGGCAAGCCGATCCTGGTCGATGGTCGCCTCAAGCTCGACGAGTGGGAGGACAAGAACGGCGGGGGCAAGCGGTCCAAGCTCCGCGTTGTGGTCGAGTCGTTCCAGTTCGTCGGCGGCAAGGACGACGCGGGCTCGGGTGGTGGTGGCAAGAACCGTTCGCCGAGCCCCGCCAGCACCGGCGGCCATTCGATCGACCCCGACTCGATCCCCTTCTGATTTCTCTTTCTCTCTCCGCTCACTCGCGCCCGACCCGGCGCGGGTGGGTTTCGGGCAAGTCGTGAGTGCCCTTTCTTGCCGCGTGTGAAAGCACGCGGGTTGTACGGCCCTACGCCGCAGGGGTTCCAACCACGAAGCGGCACTTTTGGAGGCTACGGATTGGCCGGGGACTGGATCGCAATGTCGGTTGACCTTCACGAAACGGAAGAGGTTCTTGCGCTGGCGGACACGCTCGGCGTTGACGACTTCTCCGTCGTAGGCAGGCTTCACCGCATGTGGTCCTGGATCGACAAGAACACCATAGACGGCGAGGGAATACGCATCTCCGACCGCCGGATCGACAAGCTCGTCGGTCTGGACGGGTTCGCTGCGGCCCTACGCCATGTCGGGTGGCTTGATGGAAGCGATGGTGAAATAACCATCCCCAAGTTCGATCGCTGGAATGGCGGAACCGGCAAGGAGAGGGCGCGCGGTCGCAAGCGTACCGCGAAGCACAGGGGCAAGGGGCCCGATGTAACGGTCCGACCGTTACCAGAGAACAGTACAGGACAGAAGAAAACCAAAACCAAAGAGCGCGGCGTCGCCGCGTCGGGGTTCGATTGGTCGAGGGCTCCGGCTGAGATGCGGACGCAGGCTGTGCGTGACGCGTGGGGGCGTTGGTGCGCGTACCGGCGTGAGGCGAAGCTGGGTCACTGGAAGCCGGTCACGCTGCTCGCCAATCTCCGCAAGTTCGTGGAGGCCGGGCTGGGCGGTGACGCGTGGGCGTCGTGTGTTGACGAGGCGATCAGCAACGGGTGGCGGGGTGTGTTCGTTCCGAAGGGTGGGGGGAAACAGGGCGCTCGCGGCGACGCGGGCGGCGAGTACGAGTTTGACTTTGATGACAAGGAGAAACGGGCATGACCACCTACGCCGAGATCCAGCCCCCCACGTGCGACATTTCCGGTTGCACTGGAGAGGCCGTCACCAAAGCAACCTTCCGGCACCCCGACCCGTCGTGCCGCTGGTCGGGCATGTTGTGCCTCACGCATATGTACGAGGCGTTTGACAGGGCGAAGGGGGAGGGCGAAGTTACCTTCTCATCCACACAGCACAAGGACAACAACCAATGACCCCCACCCTCCCCGACATCCGGTCCGTGGATCGTGTGCCTGAGCCGCCCAAGAGCGGCGACCTGCGGCCGACGGCAGACACCGTGATCGGCTGCCTGTTGACGTTCGAGAAGCCTGTGCGTGTGAAGCACGCGCCCGATACCAAGCTCGCAAGCCTTGTGGTAGCGATCCACTCGGCGGCGAAGCGTCGCGGTCTTCGGGTGTCGGTGTCGGACCACGGGCACCAGGAGGTGTATGTGGAGCGGAAGGGGGTGGTGTGATGGCGTATACGTGCCGACACAAGTGTTCCGAGTGTCATTGCTACCTGTCTCGCAATGCTCTCATGTACAGCGACGCAACGTGTCCCCACTGCGGCAACTCAGCGGGCGGGTCTGTCTGCGACAGTTATAAGGAGTCGGGGCAATGGGTGAAATCAAACTGGTGGAATCCGTTCTCGTGGAAGTGGGTGCCCAAGCCATGACCACGCCACGTAAAGCCGCCGCACCGGAGCCCACCAAATGACAGCAACCGCCATCAACCAGCACCGGCTCCGCATCGCACAACGCGCCGCACAGTGCGGGTTCCCCCGCCGTCACTGCGACGAACTCGGGTACGAACGCGCCGCCATCACACGCGAGCAGGAGGCCGGGTGGAAACGGCTCTGGCACGCGATCCGATCCGGCGGCACCGTCTACTTCTACGGCGGGTTCGGCGTGGGAAAGACGATCCTCGCGGCGGCGGTCGCCTTCCACTGGATCGACAAGCGGGACCGCAACCAGCTCCCGGCGAACGTGAAGGGGCTCCCCCGCTACTGGACGGCGCGCCAGCTCTTCGACGAACAGCTCGCGTGGCAGAAGGCGAACACGGACCGCGAGTCACCCGTGAAGCTCGCGGAGCGTGTGGGGTTCCTTGTGATCGACGAGCTGGGGCAATCGCGTTTCACGGACTTCCAGAGCACGGAGATCAGCGGGATCGTTGACACGAGGTACACGAACCGCCGCCCGACGCTGTTGATTGCGAACGAGTCACCCCAGGCGATAGCGAAGCTGGGCCTGTCGCCGCTGGTCCTTGACCGGACGCGCGAGGGTGGTGCGGTGATCGACGCGAGCGGGTGGCCGAACATGAGGAGGCAGGAATGACAGACGCGAAGCCAACGCCGGGGCCGGTTGAGTACATCCCGTGCCAGAGTCCGAAGTTTGACCCGGACAGGATCTCGGTTCGCCGCACCGAGCAAAGGTCGGGCGACGACACGGTGCTCACCTTCATCATCGGTGGGCCGGACGCCCAGAACCTTCGCATCAACTGGGTTGGCCGAGGCAAGGATCAACTGTGTCTGATGCTCGCACCGGGCGATGCGGACCCCATCGCCGACGAACACCGCCTGACCCCGCGTCAGCTCGCGGAGCAGCGATCGTCGCTACTGGATGCGTGCAAGAACCTGCGCAGCGCGATCCACTCGTGCGACTTGTCTGAGAGAGATCGTGAAATCTTGAAGCCGTGGCTTCGCCAAGCAACCAATGCCATCGTTGCCGCCAAACCGGAGGGCCACGCATGAAAGCCCGCCGCATCCACATCCACACACCCGACGACCCCGCGCCGCAGCTCGCACGCGAACGCGCCATGACCGACGGCTGGCGGCTCTACCAAGACATGATGCCCCGTCCACAGAGGGACGGTACCGAGCGCACGGACGCGCTCATCGCGGGATGGGACGCCGCAGATCGCAAGGCCGCAATCTCATTCAAAGGAGACGAGCATGGAAGCTGTGTATCTCAGGCTTGAAGATGTCCGCGATCTGGTCTGCCGGGTGTGGTCGATCAGCGTTGACGAACTCCAGTCGGACGACCGGGGCAAGCCGATGCCCGACGCGCGCGCTGCGTTCGCTTGGTTGTCCCACATGAACACCGGGAAGAGCTGGTTGCGTATCGCGCGTGCGGCGGGGATGGTGAGCGGTTCGGCGGCGAGGGCGGCGGCGTGCCGGTACGGGGACCTTCCGGACGGCGTGCGTGGTTCGCTGGAGTCGGCGGTGTTTGAGATGAAGCGGGGCCGGTTTGGTGGGGAGGGCGCGGCATGAGCGCCATGCAACGCAACAAGGGCAAGCGCGGCGAGCGGATGCACGCGAAGGTACTCCGCACGCTCGGCGTCACCGACGCACGGCGCGGCGTGCAGCACGCGGGCGGGCCGGACTCGCCGGACGTGATCGGGATACCGGGCACGCACGCGGAGGTGAAGTACGAGAACAAGCGGTTCTGGGTGTGCCACCTTGACACGCCGAACGCTGCCGTGCTTCTCAAGGTCAAGACGGATCTCGGTGACTTCATCGCGTTCCGCGCCAAGGTCGCACTGGCGGCCGCGTGGTGCATCAGAGAGTTTCCGCTCGTAGACGAAGATTCGTCGGGGGTTTACTCGTACGTCAACCAGTCATTTCCGGGCCTGCCAGTGTGCCACCTTGCGATCAGAAACCGCTCCCACAAACGCGGCATCGTCAAGGCGTACTGGGAGCAGGCCGTCAACGACTCGGGTGAGGGCGAGATCCCTTATCTCGTTCTCCGCGAGAACGGCATGGGCGAAATGGATGAGGTCTGGATCGTGCGGGCGCGCGACGCTGCGGCGTTCGCGGGTCTGTTGGTTGAACACACACGGAAGGAGGCCGCCGATGGCTGACGAACACGGGACGGATCGGGTGGAGTACGCAGTCAAGACTTTGCGAAACGCTCCTGATTCTAGAGAGGCGTGGGACGAGGCGATCAAGGCGAAGAACCTGAAGATGTACGCCGACCTCCTCGAATCCATCGCCGCCGAGCGTGACACCCTCCGCGCCGAGGTCGAGCGGTTGCGGGGGGTGATGGACTGGCTCGCATCAGACGACACAGGGCTGTCGAGCGAGTGGATGGCGCATGTGATCTTCGGCGTGCCTGTGTCTGACCGATTCGGTGGCGGATCATTCCCATACGACACGGGCGACTTCGGCAGGTGCTACCGATTTCTCCAGAAGTTCCCGCAAGCCCGAGAGAGCCTGCACAAGCTCCGGGCTTCGGGTCCGGTGTGGTCGGGGATGGTCGATCGCTGGGATGAGTTGGAGCGGCTGTACGACTCTGCCGAGCCGACCAGTAACGGAGACCTCAACCGCCTGTTGTGCAAGATCCGCGAAGACCGTGGGCTTGTCGAGCAGCGGGGCGAGACGCAGGGGGTGAGCGATGGGTGAGTACATGCACGATTTCACGGTCAAGACCATACGGAAGCGGAGCGACATCACGGAGATTTCCCGTCTCCGCGAGGCCATGCACGCCGCCGTCCTCAAGATCGAGGACGGGGCCGCGAGTCACGCGAGGGGTGTGCTGGTGGCGGCGCTGGCGGAGTCGGAGGATGGCGAACAGGAGGTGTGTGATGAATAACGAAGACACCCACGAAGCAGCTTCGCAGAAACTCGCTGATGATCTTGTTCGAGGCGGTGAGTGCGAGGAGTCTAGTAGTGTGTGGTTCAGGGCGGCAAGAATCTTGGGCGATCGCATCAAGAAAATACAGTTTGACGACGAAAAGATTACAAGACAGAAGGGAGAAATAACTCGTCTCCACGACAAGATCGCCAAGCTCAAAGCCGAGCTCGCGGAGACGCGGGGGGTGGCGGCTCTTGTTTGGCGTGACGGATCGGGCAAACCAATCGGGTTTCGGACCACGAATCACTACATGATCGGGCCGGGCGGCGACGTTTGCGGCGTAGGTGTCTTTGCGATGGGCGAAGATCCGGACGGCGATCACGAATCGCCCCCACTGTTCGAGGTCCGAGACGCGACCGGCAACGAGTGGTGTGTACACCCCGACGATTTATTCTCCACCCTTGAAGCCGCCCAAGCCGCCGCGTCTGGGGGTGGGGCGTGAGTTGGGCACCCTACATCTGGCCGAAAGACGAAACCAACACCCCGCCCCGCGACGGCGGGGAGGACGAAAGGAGCGGGTGATGGAAGAACCTATGAAGTTTGCCTATGCCGACCCGCCGTATCTCGGGCAGGGACAGCGAAAGTACGACCGCCCCGAGTGGGACACCATCGAGCGGCACGCAGAGCTCGTCGAGATGTTGTGCAGCGAGTACCCGGACGGCTGGGCGATGTCAATGGGATCGAACAATCTGCGTGACATCCTTCCGCTCTGTCCCGATGACTGTCGTGTCGGGGCGTGGGGCAAGCCGTTTTGCTCATTCAAGCCCAACGTGAAGCCCGCGTATGCGTGGGAGGCCGTGGTGTTTCGCGGGGGGCGTCCGAGTAAGCGAACGGACGAGACGTACCACGACTTCCACACAGAGAACATCACGATGCGTAAGGGGTTCCAAGGAGCGAAGCCGCCGGGGTTTGCTCAGTGGATCGTCCGACTCTTGAACGCAAAGGTGGAGAAGGGCGACACGGTGACGGACTTGTTTCATGGCGCGGGCGGGATGCTCGGTGTGTGGCGGGTGGACATCGAACAGGTGCAGGACCAACTCACAGCAGGAGGAAAGAACGCATGACCCCACCCCGCGAACTCATCACGAAGACCCTGCAAGCCCTCGACGCGCTGCGTGCGAAGGACGGCGGGTGTCCAGGGTTGGAGCCGAAACAGCGTCTCGTGATCGAGAAGTACCCAGATTCCACGAACTACTCGCTCGCCCTCGCCCATCTCAACTCGCGGCTCGGGGAGGTGATGGTGTGGTTGACCGCTCAGGGCGAGTGGTACTTCGAGTGCTCTTGGTGGGAGGGGAAAGCGGACCTCGGGTTTTGCCACCCGAACAGCGATCCCGACCGCGACCCGACCGATCCGCTTGCGAGGTACAAGGGAAAGACAGCCCCCAGAGTCACCGACGAACTCACCGCCAAGTGCGAACTCGTCTGTGCGGCGGCGGGGGTTGTGGCGGGGGAGGGGACATGCTGACACGAACCGAGTCAGGCCAAGTACCTCCCGGCAGGGTCCGCAGGGTCGCGTACATCTTCGAGGCCCGTTGTGCGTCGTGCGACCACTCCGAGACTCTGACCTCGACGGGTGCAGGGGCGTGTCCCAAGACTCTGAGAGATCGCGGATGGACGACAAGCCGGGGGCTGTGGAAGTGCCCCGGATGCTCTGGAACGGAAGCGGAAACCCCAACACTGAGGATCGCAACATGACCCCCACCGACCCCCTCAACCTCCCCCAGATCCTCGCCGACCTGGAGACTGTGAAGGCGGCGGGGTGCCCGCATTCGGTCGTGCCCGATACATCTAAGGCCATGGCAAGAGCGATCGGTTTTCGAGACTGGGGCACTGCGCGACTCTACTACCGCAGAGCAAGAGCCGACCTCCAAGCGACCATCACGGAGATCATGGGGTGGTTCTGCCGAGAGCGTCAGGTCTACATCAAGGTCGAAGTGTTCCACGACGGGTCGTTTGGTTTCGTCATGGAATCAACGACAGAGCATGTGATCGCGGAGAGCGGGGAAGAAGCGTTCGCCACCCCCCTCCCCGCCCACGCCGCGATCCTGCGGGCGATCGCGGAGACGCTTGGTGCGTCGCCCATCGCGGAGGCGGTGAAAGGAGACAGCAAGTGAAGCAGGAAGACATCAGCGCGGAGGCTTGGTTGAAGGCGTGGCGAAAGGAGTTGCGGATAGCGAACCGCATCGCCAAGTTTGACGGCGACGACAAGGCGTCCCGCGTGCTTCACCGTCTCATGTCGTCGGTGAACGACGCACAAAGAATGATCGACAATCGCCGTGAACAACAGCAACTCAACAAGGACCGGAACGCTCCGGAAGACTGACATCTGGGCCGGTAGCGCAACTGGATAGCGCACCAAGCGGGTAAGGCCGTGAGGAGGGTGTGGGTTCGAGTCCCACCCGGCCCATTGCAACTCAACAAGGACCGGGACACCCCTGGTCGCAGCGACCGCCGTGGGGCGGGGAAGGATGGTGGATGATGGGCTGGGCAAACTGTGGAACTGACTCAAAGGGTCGTTCGATCGGGTACGCGCACAGCGGGATATGCGATCACCCCGGATGCACGACACCAATCAACCGGGGCGTTGACAATGCGTGCGCTGGGATGCACGGGACTGATGAGGGTGGATGCGAAGGGTACTTCTGTGGCCAACACAGGGACGATGTTCCCGACTACGAACAGGAACTCCGAAGCCCGTCCATGTGCAAAGCGTGCGCCGAGAAGTGGATGGAGACACACGAATGGAAGGATGAGGAGGAATGATGACCCCAACTAACCCCACCCTGCTCGCCCTCTGCCGCCGCGCCGAGAAACTCGGGGGGCCGGAGGTGCCGGGGCTGACCGTTGAAATCGAGGTTTACGAGAACGGATTCCATGAGTACGTCACCCACGAGGTGTCGCTGCCCACCGAAGAACGCGCCGCCGTCCTGCGGGACCATGCGGCGGGGGATGTGCGTGCGTGGGCGTGGAAGGACAAGGGCTACAAGATCGTGCTGGACGAACGAGAGCCCGGCGAGTACGACTGGTCCGTGGAGTGTGCCGGTGGTGCTGTGGTCGGAAGCCGCACACCCGAGAGGCTGCCGTGGCCCGCCGCCATCCTCGCGTCCCTCTCCGCCGCCCTCGACCTGATCGACGAGGAGGGTGATGATGGGGACGATTGACATTGACGACGCGAAGGGAAGGGCGGTCTTCGTTCGGAGCAAGGTTGAAGGCCTATCAGGTGCCTTGGTGGTCCGCAATGGCAGGGAGACTCACGCGGTATACAAGATGTCCCTGACTTGCCGGGACTACGAGAACGAACAACGGCTCGCGCGAGCAGCCGCATACGCGAAGGGAGCACCATGACTGACCGACCGACCGACGAACTCACGGCGAGGGTCGTGGCGGAGTGGATGGGGTGGGAGAAGGCGTACAAGACTTGGGACTCGGACGTCTTCAAGAGCGACCGAGAGAGGCATGTACCCTTCGCTGACAACGACCATATCCAGAGATGCCCAGATCCCCGCGACGACACCAACGCCGCCCTGCGGCTGCTGGGGTGGGTCCGAACGGGGTATGCCTCGCAGACCCAGCTTGCGGAAGACGGGAGACACTGGCTCGTCTACACCGAGAGAGGAACAAAGGCCATCCCCCTCTCCGGCGAACCCTTCCGCTACTCAGTCGTCGCGCTCGCGGGGGAGGTGTGCGGGTGAGGAAATCAGCCATCATCGTTGCTGCTTCAGCGTTACTTCTTTCGGGGTGTGACCTGCGCCCCGCTGTGTCCTCTGTTCGTGTCGAAGTCAAGATTGTATCTGCAAAGGGGCCGGACGAGGTTTCAGCGTGGGCCGACCCCGCGAGCGGAGTGACTGTCATAGAACGAATGGATACCCGAGAGCGGCGTCGAATCCCTGGGGTGTGGGGGCGAGTTGGTGACACCTACATAGCAGAATGGACAGAGGAGTACACCCCATGACCAACCCCACCGCCCAACTCACCGAACTCCGCGAGATCCGCGACGCGATGGTTGCGAAGGGGATGCCGGATTGGTGGCCGAAATACCTGACGTACCACCAGCCTTCGATCAACCCCGAGGAGGACTTGTGGGTGTACAGAGGCGAGCGAGTTGGTGACACCTGTGCGCTCCGCCCCGCCGACGCCCTCACGCTCGTCGTGGACGCGGGGGAGAGGGTGTTGCTGAGCATGGGGGTGGGGATCGAGTACACGCCCGCAGCAAAGGATTCTGAGGCGAGGATCGAGCACGGTGTCTCGTATCGCGCGATCTACCGGGGCGGGGCAATCGGCAGAAGGAACCTCGCGTGCTTGATAAAGGGCGATCGCGCCGAGTACGCAAGGGTTGGTCTGGCCGGTGCTCTCCGCGCCGTCATGGAGGCGGAGGAGTGAAGATGCCAGTGCTGAAGGATGGGTGGTGCATGTTCGTCAGAGGCGTGCATGGCGATTGGGTTTGGCGTAGGGGGGCGTGGTGGCACAGGCACACACATCGGCGGGTCACGCGGGGGCATCGCATCGCGGAACTTGAGAGAGTCAAGCGGGCGCGTATCAGGGAGATCCTGCGTCACAACAGAGACACGGCGAGCGAGTGCATAACGATCGCCGGGGGCGGATCATGAAACCCATCCCCCCGTCCTTCATCGTCGAGACCGTCATCGAAGAACTCGGGGCCGACCCCGACGAGGTGCTGTCCGATCGGCGGTCGCCCTTCGCCGTCTTCACACGGCGCGCCATCGCCTACCTGTGCCGCGAACTCTCCGACGCGAGCTTCCCCGAGATCATGGTGGCGATGCAGAAGGACCGGGGCGGTCACTCGGCGGCGGCCGGGTACGACCGGGCGATGCGGGAGCTGATCGCGCTCGACCCCACCGCGAAGGCCCGCGTCGAATCGCTGGCCTTGATCGTGCGTGGGAGGTGGGGGATGGAGGTGGCGGCGTGACGCTGCGGTATGATAAAGCAACAGGAGGCACGACCATGATTGAGCGAGTGATGAGGCGTTTGGGGTACCAGAAGATCCGCCCGCTGCCGGATTCTTACCTGCTTATTCGCGGGTGCAAAGTCACGATCGGTTCGGGCCAGAGTATTGACGAGGTGGTAGTCGGCGTTGGCGGGGGGATTGAGTACGAGTCTGGCCACGATTCTCTATGTGACCTGGAGGCTTGCGAGCGGGCCCGGCACCACCTGCGAAACACGCAGTCGGACTTATCCACACCAGAGCACGGGTAGCACATGGGTGGAGTACGTTTGACGCTACCTATTTGAGAAACTTTGTAACAAGGGAATCCGCGAACAACACCCGAATGTAACGCTCCGAGCGTTACACAACCACCGCCGGTGGTGACGACGCGCCGCGCGAGCGCGACGAAAACCGCCGCGAAACGCGCCGCGAACACCGCGAAAAAACCCCGATCCCAGCGCGTCAGGGCCGATGTAACGCTTCGACCGTTACATGTGTAACGGTTGGACCGTTACCAGAGAAGAGAAGAGGAGAGGGAACTACGTTCCCCCCCTCGGTCCCCCCCGCCAAGTTTCGATCGGCTTGACGAATTCATTTCGCTGTGCTACGGTGAAAGTGGGAGGGGAGACCCTTCCGCCTGCGTCCCCCCGCAGGTCCTCGGATAAATACCCGATTGCCTGTTCCAACAAATAATGGAACAGCGGGACCCGAGGAAACGATGACCAAGAGACTTCTGGCGTTGGCGGCTACCGCCATTCTTGTGATCGGGCTCGTTTCGTGCGGACCCGAGAGACAAGCTCAGAAATACCGCGAACTCGCCGAGACTTCGATCTCGATGTCCGAGACGATCTCCGGTGTTCTCGAACGGTACCCCGCAGGGCAGTACGAGGGCAACGCGCTCCTGGAACCCCTGCTCGCCGCACTCCCCGAGAAATGGCACGACGACCTGGACGGGTACATCGGCATCGCCGGTGACGTTCGTGCGGGTGCGACCGCTGCGGCGCTCGGCCTCGCCGATCTCGCCGAGAACCTTGAGGAACGTGCGGTCGAGATGGACGCTCAGGCCGAGAAGGACGCGGGGTTCTGGGGGGATCTGGTTGCGACCGGATCGCAGCTCGTTCAGGCGTTCTCGGGACCGGGCGGCATCGCTGGCCTGATCGGTGGTGTGATCGTGGCGGTGCGTGAGCGCCGCAAGACAGCCGCCGTGGTGGAGAGCATCGAGGCTGGCCGGAAGTTTGATCCCGCGCTCAACGCCGCGTTCAGCGGACAGGGTGGCGCTGCGGTCAACGTGGGGCTCACAGCTCGCGGCGTGAAGGCTCGCGTTAGCAAGATCCGCGAGAAGTACGGCAAGGCGTCGCCGGACAACGTGCCGGTAGTCTCGAATCAGAAGCCGAGCGAAACCGAACCCGCTTCGTAACCCCCCGCCCCGCACGACGCGGGGTGTTTTCGTGCAAGGAGGGCGCGGTTTGAGCCTCGACACTGGAATCCTCATCACCCTGTTCCTCGCCCTGACCGGCGCGCTCTGGCGCATGGGGACGTTCGTGGGGTCGATCAAGACCGACGTTCACGCGATCAAGCGGCACAGCGAGAAGCGTGACGACACGATCGACGAACACAGCGAGGAGATCGCCAAGCACGGTGTCCGGCTCGACGACCACGGCCGACGCATCGGCGTGCTTGAGGAACGGAGGGCGTCGTGACCGCCACGCTGCTCCCGATCGTGCTGATGACTTCGAGAAGGCCCGGCAACTCGGGAAACGGCCCTGGGCCGGGCGGCGTGATTGCATCCGTGATCTTGCTCGTCGTCCTCGCGGCTGGCATTCTGCTCATGCTCTCGATGAGCGCCTGCTCTGCGCCCACCACACCCCCAGCGTGGGCACCACGCGGCATCGACCACGACGACCCGAGGCTCGCCGTCCACTTCACCGACGACGAGAGCCTGTTCAACCAAGGCGCGCTCTACGTCGTCTCGGTCAACTCCGAGCGGGTCGCCGTCTTCCAACGCTACCGCGAGCACACGCCGCTCGTCCTCAACAACTGGTCGCCACGGATCGAGTGGTACGTCTACACGCCGGGGGGTGGGGAGTGACCACGCCGCAAGACACACAGGGGAACCGCTCATGACGCTTCCACGCCTCCCTTCGATGTCCTCCAACGACATCACCTACACGACGGGGAACCCGGACTACGACTCCGGGGCCGATCTCACGACGGGCACCAGCACCGGCCTGACCTACGGGACGTACCGGGGCGAGGTCGCCCGCCACATCCTGAGGTGCGACGGCGTTCGCATCATGTGGACCACGGACTCGCAGGGTTCGGGCGGGACCAACCGAGCCTTGTCGGCCATCGCCCTGACCTGGGAACCCGACGTTCCGTGGTCGTCGTGGCCCGCGTACCCCACAGCACTGGACCCGTGGTACTGCACGGACTCCAGCTCGTCAGACCAGTACCACATCACGAGCGGTTGGAACAGCACCTCTGCGTCGATCACCGGCGGCGGCGGCGACACGGTGACGGACATGCTCGGGGACGAGGGGCTGGGTGACATCTCCCAGATCCCTCTCGTGTGGCACTGGAACCTTCAGGACGACACCGGGACATCGCTCGGAAGCATCAGCTCGCAGGGGTATGACGACCCCGCAACAAAGTGGTTCCACGGCGCGGACCAGTGGGGCAGCGACTCGAACCCGGTCTACTTCTCGATCACCCAGATGCACCTGTTCGGCGGGTCGTCACGCGGCCCCTCTGACATCAGGATCAGCACGCAGTATTACGACGGCCCGAGCGCCCTTGAGACGGACACCGAAGACTTCTCGGATCTCTCAACGATCGTCGAGTCGCACACGCTCAACCTGAGCAACAACGAGGCCGTGCTCGCGTACACGGAGGTCGGGCCGTACCAGAACTATGCGTCGCAGGCGTCGTTCCGCCCGACATCGTTTGTCGGCGAGCGTCCGACCGGCGAGGACTTCGAGGACAAGTCTCGCTTCCTGTTCGGCGGGATCATCACGCGGTACTCGGATGCCAGCACGCCCGAGGACACCATCGGGATCACGCTCAACCGATACGGCGCGGGGATGAACCCGTGTGCGTGGTTGCACGGAGCGACCCTCTCGGCGTCCGGACGGTTTGCGACGGGCGGCGACTACGGGGCGCGTGCGTTCGTGTTCGGGTACGCGAAGGTCCCGACCGTTCTCGCGTACTCGTTCGGTCACAACGACCCGACGCGAACAGGTACGGGGTTCAAGGCCGAGAGCACGTTCCAGGCGGACTACTTCGACCTGATCTGGCAGGACTACCGGACGGTCGTTGCGTCGGGCGGCGACGCCCCCTACGTCCTCGTCGTGATCCCGTGGTACGCGGGTTCGATGGATCAGGATCGGCACGACGAGATCATCGGCATGGTCGATGCTCTTGAGGCGCACGGCGTGAAGGTGATGGTTGACGACAAGTTCAATCGCTACGACGGCGAGGACTTCACGACCACCGGAACCCCGTCGTCGGAGTACAAGACGGCGACGACGTTCGAGCTCGACGGAGACAACGACCCGGAAGGGTCCGGGGTCCATCCGGCCAACGCCGCGTCCGCGAACATCGCGTGGTACTCGACATGGGCGGCGCTCGGAGAGGCGTCGTTGAGCTACGCAAGCGGCATGCGTTCCCGCGACCGGAGCAGGGAGCGTTGAGGTGCCCAACTACACCAAGGGTGAGAAGCGCAAGAAGGAGCACGCCGGGAAGCACGGCGGAGAGATCGTGGAGGACGGCCAGCGGTACGAGAAGGGCGGTTTCGCACCCGGCAACAAGAGCGGCAACAACTACTCCAAGGCCGCACGCGAACTCCGCGAGATCTTCCGCAAGAAGGTCATGGACCTTGACGGGATCAACGTCGCAACCGAGCGCCTCATCAAGATCATCAAGTCATCGAATGACGAGAACGCCGCGATCTCAGCCGCGAAGACGTTGCTCCAGTTTGCGATACCGCCGAATCTTTCACGAGGGGAGGCGGTGAATGAGCTGCCGGACGGGACAGTGCAACGGATCGTGTTCGAGGTGCGAGAGGGCGAAGTCGATGCCGACTCGTAACCCCTGCCACAAGTGCGGCGAGGCGTCGGTGCCGGGCTCGCACCTGTGCTACTACCACCGCGAGATCGAGATGCGTCGGCTGCGTTCGGGTGTGACGCCCAAGCTGCACCGATCGGACCCTGACTCGCACGTCCAGCTCTCGCACGATGTGCAGCGTTCGTGCGGTGCGGGCCCGACGGCGGCGCTGCGGGGGGGCGAGTGACGGCGATCGACGCGACAACCCGGCGGGTGCCGCTGCTGCCGAAGCAAGCCGACTTCATCGCACACGACGAGAAGCGGTGGTGCGGGTACTCGGGGTGCCGCGCGGGCGGCAAGTCGTACGCCGCGTGCTGGAAGGTCCGCAAGCGTGCGTCGGTCCCGATGGCGCGTGAGTTCCTTGGCCGCATGAACGAGACGGACCTGCGGCGATCGACGCTCAAGACGCTGCTCGAAGGCGACGGCGAGTTGCCGCCCGTGCTGGAGCCGGGGTCGTACACGCACAACAAGGCCGAGAAGGAGATCAAGCTGCACGCCGGGGGCGAGATCATCTACGGCGGGTTCGACAAGGGCATCGCTGCGAAGGTCATGGGCGGCACGGGCTCCAAGTCGTCGATGAACCTGACGGGCGCGACGCTCGACGAGGCGATCGAGATACCGGAGTCGCTGGTCATACAGCTCGACGGCTCGGTGCGTTCGTACGTCCGCGGCCTGTCCAACCAGATCAACGTCGTGTGCAACCCCGGTCCCCCGTCCAACTGGGTCGCCAAGAAGTTCGGGCTGTCGTCGGAGTACCCGTCCCCGCACGAGGACGCGTGGGCGGTCAGCACCACCATCTTCGAGAACACGTTCCTGCGTGACGGGTTCGCGGAGTCGTTCGCACGCTCGATGGACCCCGGATCCGTCGCATACAAGCGGTACGTCCTCGGCGAGTGGGTCGGGTCCGACGGCCTCGTCTACGACCGCTTCTCACGCACCGCGCACGTTGTGGAGTCTCCGTTCGAGCCCAAGTCGGTGAGCTACGCGATCGACCCCGGCTACACGGACCCGTTCGTGATCCTTGAGATCCACGAGGACTACGACGGCCGGATGCACGTTGCCCGCGAGTTCTACAAGGCGAAGACGATGGAGCACCCCGGCGTGACGCACGACGAGGGGCTGAACGTGCTCCAGTCGATGATGCTCGACCGCGAGGCCGAGGTGGTGATCGACTCGGCGGCCCCCGATCTGGTCGAGGCGGCGGTGCGGCGCGGCATCCGCGCGGAGCCCGCGAGCAAGGGGCAGGGGTCGATCGTCGCGGGGATCAACATGGTCCAGCGTCGGCTTGATGTGCAGGACGACGGCAAGCCGCGCCTGACCATCGACCCCGAGTGCGTGAACACGATCCGCGAGTTCGAGTCGTACGAGTGGAAGCGGACGGCGGACGGGCTGACCGAGAAGCCGGAGGACCGGGACAACCACGCGCTGGACGCGTTGCGGTACCGGGTGATGCAGAGGGACGGCGGGGCGGCCCCGTTCGTGTTTGTCGCGGCGGGTTCGGGGGAGCGTGCTGCGGCGAAAGACCGCCGAGAGATGACGGACGACGAGCGCCGGGCGGCTGACCCGGAATGGGGGTGGTGATGCGGTTCAAGATGCCGTTCACAAAGAAGATCACCGAGCGTGAGGGTCTGACCGCTTGGAACGATGCGACCGTCCGCACGGCCGAGAAACTGCGGCAGCAGCTCTCGCCCCGCGACATGCAGGCGATCGCGTACCTGGAGGTCGCGGTCGGCGTCGCGCACGCGTGCGCCATGACCAACGCGAACGTCTCCGCGTCGATCCCGATGCGGCTTGTCCGCCGCGTGGACGACAAGGACCCGGACCGCCGGGCCTACGGGCGCGGCAAGACCATCGGGCTCGGTGAACGCAAGGCCATCGCACGCCGCCTGTGGGGGACCAAGGCGGGGTCGTTGGTCGATTCGGGCGCTGAGATCGAAGAGGTCAAGGACCACCCGATTCTGGACCTGATCGCTGACCCGTGCTCCACGATGACGGGGAAGCAAGCGGCGGTGCAGCGGTTCTACTTCCAAGACATCGTGGGCAAGTTCTTCAGCCTGATCCCGACCGGCAGCGGCGGCTACCCGACGCTCATGCTCCCGCTCATGCCTCAGTACACCCGGATCGACTTCGGGGAGGACGGGATCGAGGGGTACGTCTACGGGCGTGCGGAGACGGCGGCGCAGTGGATCGACGCGGAGGACGTGATCTTCTTCCGGCACGCGGTCCACCGGGACAACCCGCTCGACGGCGAGGGCCCGATGGCGGGCATCGTCGCGGACGCCGAGCTGATCCAGTCTGCGTTGATCCACGACATCGCCATGGCGCACGAGGGCTACCGGCCTGACTCGATGCTGAACATCCCGGCGACGGCGACGGACGAGACGGCGAAGGAGATCGAGCGGACGATCAACGCGAGGCGTGGTATCAAGTCGGCGGCCCGTGTGCATGTCACGCGTGGCGAGGCGACGCTGACCCCGCTCGTGTTCAACCCGAAGGAGCTTCGGACGGCCGAGCAGTTGGACCGCTCCGAGCGTCGCATCCGCACGGCGTTCGGTCACACGGAGTCGATGGGGGACCTGAACAGCGCGAACCTTGCGAGCGCCCGCGAGGGGTACAGCGTGCAGTACATGGACGAGGCGATCCAGCCGCGCGTGGACAACATGGCGGAACAGCTCACCAAGTTCCTCGTGCCGAGGTTCGGGCTCGACCCGACCGAGTACTGCTTTGTCGCGGACGCTGCGGTGGAGCAGAGCGAGGACGCGTTGGTGGACCGGATGGTGAAGCTGCGCCAGAACAACCTTGCGAGCGTCGATGAGGCGAGGACGGTGCTGGGGTACGACGCGATTGGCACGGACGAGGCGAAGGACCCGCTGTACGCGGGTGGTGGCGGCTCGGACCCGCTCGCGGGGTTCGGCATCCCGTCGTCGTTCCTGAGCGCCGGGAAGGCGGCTCCGGAGCCTGAGACGGCCCCGGAGCGACCCCGCTTCAACATGGCGGCGCACGTCAAGGTGTGTATCCGAAACGGCGAGCTACCCGAGTACACGGCCTGCACCTGCGGCCCGTACACCAAGGACGACGACGACATTCAGGCCGACCCGCTGTTGCGTGAGGCGTTCCGGCGCTACCGATCGCAGATCGAGGAGAGCATGGAGCGTGCGTTGCGCGCGATGCAGGACGAGGTGGTCGACGCGGAGGCCAACGGCCGCGAGCCCGACCTGGACTCGCTCAAGGCCGACGCCGCCCGCTCGATCAACGAGGACATTCAGGGGGTCGCGGAGCTTGCGGGCCGCTCGGTCGCCGAGCAGTTCGATCTCGGTGACGACGCGTTCAGCGTGGTGCCTCAGAGCGTGCTGGACCGTTTCGAGCGTCACTCGATCATGGTGGCCGAGGACATCGCGCACACGACCGAGACGATCATCCGTCCTGCGGTGGAGCGTGGGCTCGCCGAGGGGCTGAGCATCGACGAGGTGGCGTCGGAGATCGAGGGTGTGCCCAAGTACCGTGCGGAGCGGATCGCGCGCACGGAGATCCAGAACGCGGCGCAGGGTGCTCGGTACGAGCTGTGGAAAGAGACGGGCGTGGTGGAGATGGTGGACTGGGTGAACGCGCCGGGCGCGTCGCGTGCCCACCAGATCATCGCGTCGCGTTCACCGAAGAAGCTGGGCGAGCCGTTCGTGAAGGCGGGCGAGGAGATCGCGGGCGAGAAGTTCACGCGTGACGTGGAGTACCCGCCCGCGCGTCCCAACTGCCGTTGCTCGATCCAGATCCATGAAACCGAGGGGGATGACGAATGAACGGCACAGAGTTGCTGGCGAGGCTCAAAGAGCACCCGATGGCGGCGGGGCGCAAGTCGCTCGGCATCGTCGGGTCCTACGGCAAGGGCGTTGAGATCGACGACGAGGGCGACAAGAACGACATCATCGCCATCGCCACGACGGACGACATCGACCTGGACAACGAGATCATCGTGCCGGGCGGCCTGAACAAGACGTACATCGAGAAGAACCGCAAGGTGTTCGTGGACCACATGTACGGGATCCACGAGGCGGCGGGGTTCATCCGCTCGATCTCGGCGTACCCGAGCACGTCCGACCAGAAGGGGTGGCGGGTCCGCATCGGCCTGATGGACAACCCGTCGGGGCGCGCCGTCAAACAGCTCGCCAAGGAGACGGGGCAGATCGGGCTCTCGATCGGGTTCTACCCGACGGACTACGGGCCGCTCACCGAGGAGGAGCGGGAGAAGTACGCCAAGGGCGGCACGGCCCCGACGAGCATCGTCCGCGCTGGCGAGTGGTTCGAGCTGTCGTTCACGGCGCTCCCCTGCAACGTGTCGTGTCAGGGCGAGATCGCGGTCGGGCAGGATTCCAAGATGGTCGAGAAGCTGCGGACCCTTGTGGTCGCGGGCGACGTTGACGAGCGGACTGCCGAGCACTTCGGGGCTGGCCGCAAGACGGTGAAGGTGTTGAGCACAGGGGCGGTTATCGAGATCGGTTGAAACACGAACGCACGGAGGCGTTGATGGTTTCCGACAAGAACATCGTGAGGTTTCTGGCTTTCAGTTGCGTACATGCGCCGTTCCACGACCAAGACGCGGTGGACTGGATGTGCGGCCAGATCGAGGAGTTCCAGCCCGACGTTGTGGTCGATCTCGGCGACTCGATCGAGGCGGAGGCCGGGAGCCGCTGGCCGTCCGAGGCCAAGCACGGGCTGATCGACGAGCTTCGGGCCGACAACGATATCAAGGCGCAGATCATCCGCTCGGCCCAGCCGGGCACGCGGTTCGTGAAGCTCATGGGCAACCACGAGATGAACCTGCTCGACGAGAACCGCCTGCCCCCTGATATCAGGGAGTTGTGCGATTGGCGGGTGCCGCAGTTCTCGCGTTCGGGTGAGCAGATCAACCGGCACGCGCTCCAGTGGGAGCTGGTGAGCACCTACGACTTCTGCCGCAAGCGAGGCGTGTTCCGCATCGGTCAGGTGACGTTCGGGCACGGGTGGTACACGGACGGCAGGGCGGACGAGAAGCACGCTGTGCAGCTCGGGTGTCCGTTCGGCCTGTTCGTGGGTGGGCACACGCACTCGCCGTCTTCGGTGTCTCAGGCGATGCTCACGCGGAAGGTGCCGCTGGACTACTGGTACGCGAACGCGGGGACGCTTCGTGACCTTGACCCGCAGTACATGAAGCGTTCGAGCGCGTTCAACTGGGGGCACGCGTGCGTGGTCGGCGAGGCTGATCTGCGTGCGGGACCCGCGAAGAGCCTGCGTATGTCGCGTCGTTGGGACGCTGAGACGCGTGTGAAAGAGATGTACCGGGACTGGTCGGATCGGTTGTTCGAGCCCGTTGGGGCGAATCTGTGAGGGGGTGCGTGTTGAGCGAGAAGCGTGGACAGCGGGGCAAGACTCAGCCGGGCCGGGGCGTGATCCCTCGCCAGCCTATCGAACAGCGTGTGCGTGACGCGGCGGACCACCTGTTTGAGCACGCCGACGCGGTGTACATCGTGGTCGCCAAGATCGGTGGCGGCTCGGACAACGACGAGCTTGTGTTCAGCACTTCGCGTGGGTCTGGTCTTGCGATGCTCGGTGCGATGGTGAAGGTTGACGAGTTCAACGCGAAGAACGCGCGGGTGTGTGTGGACGAAGTGGACGACGACGAGGACGAGTGACCTTTTAGCACATGGTTAGAGTACGGGTGGAGCACGGTTGGAACATGCTTTTTGATGAATCTCGCACCTTGTCCGGTTGACAAGCAATCAAAGAGGGCGCGATTTTCTATCATAAGGTGGCAGGCCACAGAAACAGCTCCGTGTGCTGGGGGTCTGCGGGGGGACGGGTCGGCGGGTTGACGCTCGCCGGTCCACTTGGTGCATGAAGTCGGGGTAACCCGTTCCTCTCTCGCGTGCTAGCGCCCGCCTGAGAGTTTCCAATCGGTGTCTCCTGCGGACCCATCGGCCATGCCCTGCCGGTCCAATCGCGGCTCCCTGCGGTGAAGGCAATCACGCATCACAAGCAAGGAGGACGCGATCATGATGAATCGCAAGGATCTTATCGCCCACGCGAAGAGCGCGGGCTGGGACGGCGAGGGGGGCCTCGACGGGCTCAAGTCGTTCTGGGAAGGGGAGGGCTTCGGCGACCTGATGGTCGGCAAGGAGCGTCACAAGTTCACCGATTTCGACGGTATCTGGGCGAAGACCGTCACGGTCGAGATCAAGGCCGACGCGGGCGAGGACATCCAGGTCGTCGACGGCTCGCAGGCCGAAACCGAGGCCGAGGGCGAAGACGACGAGATGGAGGACGAGGAATCGTCCGAGAAGTCCGTCAAGGCCGCGAGGGACGCGAAGCACGCCAAGGTCAAGGCACGCGAGGCTGAGCGGAAGCAGGCCGAGCGGGAGGCGTCGCGCAAGACGTTCGCGCCGATCCGGCCGGGGGCCAGCGTTCGTGTCGGCGGGGACGCCCTCAAGATGAAGGCGTACGACCGGGCGGTACGCGATGGATCAACCTATCGGGGGGATCGCCCCGTCATCGGTGACGCGGAGAGGGTGAAGGCGCTCGGCGCTCTCGCCCGACTCCACGCGCTCGGCCCGCACGGGTACGGCCAGAAGTCCACCGATACGGCGATTGTCAAGGACATGGGGCTCGGCCAGAACCTGACCGGCGGCGCGCTGGTGTTTGGCGAGTTCGCGCCGGAGCTGATCGAGAACATCGAGGAGCACGGCGCGGCGCGTCGCGCGATCGGCGTGACCGACATGGCCGAAGGCGAAAAGACCGTTGCAAGGCTCGGTGCCGATGTGACGGTTTACGACGTTGGTGAGGGTTCGTCCATCACCGATTCCACGCCGAGTCTCGGAAACGTCAAGCTCATCGCGTCCAAGACGGCGGCGCTCATCAAGGAGAGCAACGAGCTTGCGAACGATTCTGCGTTCGACGTTGGGCTCATTCTCAGCCGATCCATCCCGCGCGCGATGGCGAAGTGGGAGGACGAGTCGATCTTCTTGGGCCAGCACAACCGGACGGGCGTTCTTGACCTGATCGGGGCGAACACGACCTACGACGCGGCGTTCTCGTCTGCGTGGTCCGAGGTCGAGATCGACGACATTCAGGCCATGATCGCTCTCGCGCCCGCTTGGGCGAAGGACGACCCGAACGCCGGGTTTGTGTGTTCGGAGGGCTGGGCGCAGCAGGCGTTCATGAAGTTCGGCTTGGACGCTGGCGGGAACGACGGGAACAACATCTTCAACGGCTTCGGCGAGTTGAGGTTCAACGGGTTCCCGATCTACATCTCGCAGGTCATGCCGAAGGCACGCGACGGCGGCGACGACATCGTGTGTCTGTTCGGTGCGTGGAGCCGTGCCTGTAAGTTCGGTGTCGTTCGCGGCTCCGAGCAGATGGCGACGAGCGATCAGCGCTACTTCGACAGCGATCAGATCGCGTTCCGTTACACGCAGCGTTGGGCGCACTCGCTCCACGATGTCAACAACACCGCGAACGAGTCGGGCATCGTTGCCCTCAAGGACTAAGGAGGCACAGACATGATCGAGTTCCAGAACATGAAGATCGTGCAGGCTGCGAGTCCCCAGACGGTGGCGAACGGCTCTGCGAGCATCAACGAGGTGGACTGTACCGGGTACAGCTACGTCACCTACATCCTGAACGTCGGCGAGGACGGGACCCAGGACGGCGCGATCAGCGTCTTCAAGATTCAGGGTTCGGCTTCGGCTGGCGGGTCCGCTTCGGATATCACCGGGGCGGCACTCACGGGTAGCGACCTGCCGGGCGCGACGGACGACGGGAGCGCATACGCGATCCACATCGACCTTCGCGACAAGTCCAAGCCCATGTTCCACGACGTTGTTCTCACCGAGGACAACACGGGGTCGGGGGCCTACTCGGTGATCGCCATTCTCCAGAAGGAGGAAGGCCTGAACCCCGTGTCGGCAGCGACGCGCGGATTCGCGGCCGAGGCGTTCGCCTAATCACACACGCAACGGCAGCGGGCGGAAACGCCCGTTGTCGCTTTGGAGGTTCACACATGACAGTCAAGCACATCAAACTTCTCCGCGACTACCCGCAGTACGGAAAGGAGGGGGCGGTCGTTCAGGTTGCCAAGGACACGGCCGACCGCCTGATCCGGAACGGCAAGGCGAAGGAGGCTGCGCCCGAAGACGCTCCGAGACGCAGGAAGACGCGAGCCACCCGCGCCAAGCCCAACAACAAGGCACTGAGCGCCAACTGATATGGCGCTCGTCACCGCCAGCGAGTACAAGACCTACCGGGGTCTGTCGGGGGTTTCGACCTACGACACCCTTATCGCGTCGCTCATCACCCTCGCTACGGCGAGGCTGGAGTGTCTGTGCGGGCGAACGTCCGGGGGGTTCGAGGCGAGCAACGGTCCGTTCACCGAGACGTTCGACGGCGACGGCACGCCCATACTCCGCGTGAGCAACGGGCCGATCTCGTCGATCACATCGGTCAAGGTCGGCAACTCGTCGCAGACAACGCTCGACGCGAGTTCGTACACGATCCGGGGCAACCAGATCCTGCTCATCAACGGGTCCGCGTCCGAGCTTGTGTGGGAGTCGTCGGCCTCGCGGCTGACCGGCGCTCACCGCGGCGTGTGCTTCCCCGAGGGTGCGGGGAACGTCGAGGTGGTGTACGAGGGCGGGTACGACACGGTGCCCGGCGATCTCAAGCTCGTCGTGTACGAGATCATGGACCACATCTGGGGCACGCGCGGCGAGGACTGGTCGAAGGCGAGCAAGGCGGTGGGGGCGTCCAACCACACGCTGCGGACCGAGCAGGAGTTCGTTGAGCACCTGAACAACATCGCGCGTCCGTGGAGGCAGGTGATATGAGCATCGCCCCGCCCCCGCTGCCGCCGTCGTTCGGGTCGTCGATGAACGGCCTGTGTGCGATCTACTCGATCGACAGTTCCAGCAACACGGGGGACGGGTTCGTTGGTGTATCTGTTATGAACTCGTCGGCGGACCACTCCAACGTCCCGTGCCGTCTCGACCCGATGAGCCCGTCCAAGGCGACGCAGCTCGGCCTGACCTGGGACGCGACGCTGTACGACCTTGTGCTGCCGCTTTCGAGCGAGACGGGGGCGGACATCACTGTGAAGGGCGTGGGTTCGTCGTGGCACTTCGTGGTGGGCAGCGACCGCTACGAGGCGATCGGCGGTTCGGTGCCTCATGGGGGGATGCAGAAGGTCCCTGTGAGGCGGGTGAGCACATGAGCTTCTCGCTTGAATGGAACGGCGACAGGATTATCGAAGAGATCGAGGCTGCTTCTGAGAACGGCCTGAATGCCGCAAGCGACTACGTTGTAGACAAGATCCAGAAGCGAATGCCTGGGCCCGGTGCATCAAAGTCGGGCGACGGAAAAAGGTCATTGTACACGTCGTCCCAGCCCGGATCATCGCCGGGCGTCCGAACCAACCGGCTCAAGTCCAGCATCTCGTTCCAGAAGAGCGGGAAGCTTCAGCGTGTCGTCGGCACGAACGTCAAGTACGCCGAGATCCACGAAAAGGGCGGCGTCATCAACCATCCCGGCGGCACGGCGTATGTGCGTGTTGGTGCCACCGAGTTCGCGTTCATCAAGAACTCCGACGTATCCAAGTACGCGCCAAGCCTTGTCAAGCGAACGAAACCACACACGATCCGGATCCCAAAGCGGCCGTTCATGCTGCCCGGCCTGAAGGACTCGATGGGGAAGGTGTACGAGAAGTTCACTGAGGGCTTCCGAGCGAGGATGAAACTATGAACAGCATCGCGCTCGAAACCGCGATCGGCACCCGCATCGTCGCCGCGCTGTCCGGCGAGGTCGCGGTGCAGGGTGTCTGGTCCGAAGTCGCGCCAAACGACGCGAGCGGGTCGGAGATCAAGCCCACGCGCGGCGGGAACCCGATCGTGCTGTTCTCGCTGGCGGGCGCTGAGTCGGACCACACCGAGGTCAACTACCAGTTCGACGTTGAGTACGAGGTGCGCGTGATCGACTCGCGCGACAACGGCACCACGAACGCGAAGGCGGCGTGGGAGCGGATCATCGGCAACGGGAAGCCGGGCACGCCGGGGACCTACGGGCTGTCCCGATGGAAGCCCACGGTATCGGGGTACAACGTAACCACATCCATATTCGAGGGGTTCAGGTACGAGCACGACGCGGACCATCTGGTCTACGTCGCGTCGTTCTCGTTCCACCTGGGGGAGGCGTAAGGCATGGCATCAACAACGGGCGTGACCGCCCTGATTTCTTCAAACGATTCGGACGACACCAAAGACCTGTATCACATGCTCAACACTTCGACGGCCCCGGTTGGGTGTACGCTCAACTACGAGACGGCGAACGACGGGCAGTCGGGCAACCTGACCCCGTTCGGGTCAACGGCCCCGATTTCGGCGGCGACGATCACGGGTATCCGGTCGTGGACGGTGGGGTTCACGGCCCGCTACCCGCAGGCGCTCGCGGAGATGGGTGACGGCGGCCTGGTGACGTTCGCCAGCGGGTACGTCGGCAAGGTCAAGTCGTTCAACCTGAACCTGACCTGCACGGAGATCGACACGACGGGCATGGCATCGACCACGCCGACGGCGCGTGATTTCGTGCCGGGCCTGATCTCGTGGTCGGGGAGCTACGTCACGGACATCGACGACACGACGGCGCACGCGCCCCCTGGTACGAGCGGTTCGGCGACGTTCCGGCTCAACGAGGACACGGCGGACAACACGCTTGCGGGGACGATCCGGGTGACGAGCGTTGCGCCGAACATGCAACAGAACCAGCTCAACACGGCGACGGTGAACTTCGTGGGCTCGGGCAACCTGACGAGCGCGGGTACGAACACGCTGTTCCCGGCGGGCGCGCTGACCAAGCCGGACATCACGGACATTCTGTTGCAGGTGGACGCGGAGGGTTCGTCGGACGTTGACTTCGACGGGGCGGCGTTCTGGACATCGCTGGGTATCAGCGTGGCGATCGGCTCACCGATCGAGGTGAGCGCGACGCTGCGTGGTACGGGTGCGTTGGTGCTTGGGGAGTGAGCTAGTCGGTGATGCCGTGTTTGGCTTCGAGATCGCTCATTGCCTTGTCGGCTTCTGCAATCGCGCGGTCTAGGGCTTGGTCGTCACGCTTCATTTCCTGAATGGTCGCCAACGTGTAGCCCGCAAAGAAGGTGAAACCCATGAGGCAGAGAACGACAAACACGCGCTTCCCGCGACCACGACGGCGTTCCAGCCTCGCAATGTGGCGGTCGATGGCGGATGGCCGGGTTGGATTCAGGCTCGACATGTCCCCATTCTACCAGAATGCTGGGGCGGGAGCAAGGGTCTAAATGGCTAAAGGCATCCTCGCCAAACTAAGAATCCTGATAACGGGCGATAACGACGACCTGAAGGCTTCTGTTGCGGAGTCAAAGCAGGAGGTTGAGAGCCTTGGCCGCGCCGGGAAGCGGGCGGGGGAGGATGTTGACGGCGGGTTCTCCCGCGCTTCCAGAGGCGTTGATCGGCTCTCGCAGGGCGCGAGTCGGGTGCAGGAGGCGTTTGCCAAACTCATCATTCCGTTCACGTTTGTTGCAGCCGTTGCCGGGCTGGTTGATCAGGTTCGCAGTCTCAGCCAAGGATCAAGAGAGTTTGAAAAGGGCATAGACGGGGCGATAGATAACCTTGAAAAGAGACTCAAGAACCAGGTCAGGTCTAACGCACTGTCGGGCCTTCAGCAGCAGCTTGCCGAAGTCAGCGATGAAGTTGATTCAATAAGCGACCAGATCCTGGAGAAGTTTGACACAGCTGTCGTTGACACGAACGCGCTCCAAAGCACGTTGAGAAAGTCTGTGGAAATCTTTGAGAACCTGACAGGCATCGACACGACGATCAAGACTGTCGCCGAAGCTCAACAGGAAGCCTTTGAAGGTCTAGAAGACGCAAGCGCACGCGGCGCAAAGATCAGTGAACAAGTCATTAAAAACGCGGCGGCAGATTTCGCCAAGACCCTCGAAACCCTCGACCAAACCATCGGAGACTCGCTGCTCGCGTCCCGCGTCGATGAGCTGACACGCGCGGGCGACAAGCTCGGGGCAACCGCAAAGCAGCTTGAGCTTGAATCCACCAAGACCGCGCGAGAGCGCGCACAACTCGTTGAGGATCTGAACGAGGGCGTGCGGCAGTTCGGCGAGCAGTACAAGCAGACCGCCGACAGGGTGCTGGCGGACTTCGACGCGCTCTCCAAGCGGCAGGCCGACGCGATCCGCGAGCAAGGCAGGCTCGCACAGGAGCAGTATTTCAAGCCGTTCATCGACGCGCTCGACCGATCCACCGGGTCCGGTTTCACCACGCGCCTCGATGCGCTCACGGCCCGGATGCAGAGCCTTGAACGGACGATTGCGAGGGGCCAATGAGCGTTGACTGGATAGCGGCACGCCTCTACTTCGAGGAGAGATACGGCGTTTCGACCAGTGGCGAGAGCCGGTCGATCGGCTGGTTTGTTCCCGATCTCGGGCCGAAGCCCGCGAGCGAGGAACCGGGAGCGCCGCAGAAGCTTGACCAGCATCCGGATAACCCGTCCCTCGTCGCCGAGTCTGTCAGCTACCTGCCGAACGCGGCCGGGACGATCGTTCGCGCCAACTACGTCGAGCCGGAGTACCTGCCGGGCGGACCCGCGATCAACACGGATGGCGCGGACTTCTCAGACATCGACGTGACGACGGAGTACATCGACGCCCTGATCCCTGTGTTCAGGAAGGTCGCGACGACGATCGACGGTACGGCAAAGAATCTGTACAAGGCCGTAGACAAGGTGGTCCCATTCCGGTACTCGCGTTCGGTCTACCGCGTCACGCTCAACTTCAACGCCCAACTGATCGGCTCGCCGATCGGGAACCTGATGGCCGTTGGCGATCTGATCGCGCGCCAGAACAACAAGATCCACTCGATCCCCTACACGGGCGGCGGCACCAAGAAGCTCCTGTTTGAGTCGAAGGGGACCAAGCCGATCTCGGCGACCAAGTATCAGGCAACGTACAAGTGGTCCGAAGATCCGGGCATCCCGAACACCTACGTTGGCGGCGAATACATCGGCGCGAGCGAGGGGTCGGGTAGGCTGCGCGAGGTCGGGGCCGAGCTTGTCGCCATGTCGGGGAACGCTGATTTCATCCGACGCCCGTTCATGAGGCTTGAGACGGCCGTTGCCTCGCTCGACGGCACGGAGGACCCCACAAAGATCCCGGCCGTGTTCGAGGTGGAGGAGTTCGAGGAAGAGCCAAACGGCTGGCTCCAACTGCCGGGGGTGACGACATGAACGAGGGTTCATCCACCATGAACCGGCAGGTGACGTTCGGCATCATCACGGCCGCGTCACGCACCGAGCCGTCGCCGCCGAGTGAGATCACATACGACGTTCTGGTTGAGCTGCCCGGCGTTGGGGCCTTGACGTTCGAGGGTGTCAAGCCCGCGTACCGGGCGGTTGACGACGCGGAGGACGAGATCGACGTGTTCCCGTTCCCCGTGAACCGCCGCGTGCTCATCACGATCGAACCGCTTGGCGCGCGAGACGACATTCAGATCCACGACCAAGAGCAACCCAGCTTCAAGAGGTGCGAGTGATGCAAGGGCCCTACGCGTTCCCCGTCGATTTCACCAGCACCGGGCCGGTCAAGAACGGCACCGCACCCGTCCGCATCGTGGTCGGGACCGAGGACAAGCTGTACTACAGCTTCGAGGGCGAGACGATCACAACCGGCGTGCTCCAGGTCTTCACCAAACGCTCCACCAGCGAGACGTTCGGCGTGGGGACCACCCTCACGGTTGACGGCACCGCGAACAGCGTGGACATCTCGGGCGCGTACATCATCGAGTTTCAAGTCACAACGGCCGAGAGCGGCAAGACAGGCACGCTCTCGTTCTTCACCCGCAAGGATCAGGAGTAAATCATGGCAGTCGAGTATCTGGCAGAGGGGGCGACCACGCTGGCGGCGGCTGCGTGGTCCGGCAGTGGGTTCGCGGACGACGCAACGCTCGTCATCAACAAGCCGTTCGGCAGCGGGGCACCGATCACAGGGTCGAGTCTGGACCAGTCGTCGCTCACCGAGGGCATCGACTATCTCGACATCAAGCCGGGGGCGGTCGGGCAGATCGGGTCCGACGAGGGGGCGCTGCTCGTTGACGCGGACGGCGCGTCCACGGACTACGTTCGCAACCGGGGTAACGTGAAGCTCTACATCGGGGCGGGCGGCGACGATTCGACGATCAACAACTTCGACTTCGGCTCGGGCTCCGACAACGTGCTCGTGTCGGGGT